GCTCATCGAGAAAAAAACCTGCGAATGGGGGGAGGGCCGGTCGCCGACGCCAGGGGCGTCAGAGTTTCGAGGCCCCCCTGCCCTGCCAGCCTGCCCGCTCCTCGCGCTGCTTCGCGCCGTCGTGGCAGGGTTTGCAGAGGGTCTGGATGTTGGACGGCGCCCAGAAGCGGGCGGGGTCGCCGCGGTGCGGCTGGATATGGTCGGCGACCAGCTGGCGGCCGGTCGGGTCGATGTGGTGGCAGGCCTGGCACTCGAAGCCATCCCGGACCAGGACCTCGACGCGCAGGCGGGACCAGGCGGCGAGGCTGTACCATTTGCGCCAGGGCTCCAGCGCGCGGGAGTGGCCATGCTCGTCGGTCATGCGGCCCAGCCGGGGGGCCAGGCTTCCGACCGTGGGCTTCAGTTGCTTCAGGCGTCCCATCGGCTCACCTCAAAAGAGGCCGGCGCGCTGCAATGGGCTCGCGCGCGCCGGCCAGTCATCAGGGGAGAGGAAGACGCCCGCTTGGGCTTCGGAGCGGCGAGGCCGCAGGAATTGGAAGGGGGCTTAACGGCTACCGCACCGGACCTGGTCAGGGTCCAGTGCGCCGAGGGGGCGGGTAGCCTGATCACTTCGCACCCGCCGACCGGAGCTTCGCCAGGTCAACGGTGACGCGCGAATCGCGTCCTAGCAGCGAGACTAGGATCGAGGCCCGCCTTTCGTCAATTTGTTCCAGAAACATCCCCTCGACCTGGTCGAGGCCGGCCAGCTGGACGCGGGCGCCACGGTCGAAGGCGGGACGGTCGGCCTCCAGGCCCAGCTTGATGAACCCGCCCTCTTCCTGGTCGCGGATGCGGTCCACCACCCAGTCCCGGACGGCCGCCGGGCGCTCTTCCGAGCCCAGCAGGCCCTTGACCCCGAAGGTGGACCAGATGCGCCGCCAGTCGCCCAGGGCGAGGCCCACGCGGCAGAACAGGTACCCGGGCAGGAAGGGCCGGGCCAGCAGGTCCCGCGCGCCGTTGGCCTGGCGGCCGGGGCGGCGGATCGAGACCAGGCGCATCGGCAGGTAGACCTCGAACCCCTGCCGCTCCAGCTCCACCCGGGCCCGGACCTCCTGGGCCTGCCGGCAGGCGACCACGACCCAGACCTTCCTTTCAGAAGAGGAAGAGAGATTACTGTTTGTTTGATCCATCCCATCCCCCATCAAAAGAACAGACACTGACCCCGCAGGCATAGGGCCCACGTGGTGCGCCCTCGCTAACGGCTCATCCGGCGGCAACTGTCTGCACTGTCTGTACTGTCTGTAAGCCTCGGAATTCTCGCCGCTTTTCGGACAGACAGTCGCCAGCCCCACAGACAGTTGACCGTCTGCCCGCCGGCCCGCCGGGGGGCTCTCAGCACGGCGGACTGTCTGTACTGTCTGTAACTGTCTGTAGATCATCGCCCTCAGTCCCCCTGATATCCGTAGGCCGACAGATCAGGATCGAAGGGGCTGGCCGATGACCCGCCGGGGCTGAACACGCCCCGATCGGCGGCCAGCTCAGCGGAGGTCTTCAGGCGCGCGCCGGAGCGCATCACCTTGCCCGAGCCGTTCATCCCCGCCCGGATCACCTGCCGGTCCGCCAGGGCGTTGCCAAAGGCCGTCTGGCTCATGATCCGCTCGATGCCCTGGCCCTCGCACCACTCCTTGAAGTCGGCGAAGAGGTCGGCAGCGACCGTCTTGGCCCCGGGCTCGAGGACCAGGCGCTCTGCGAACCACTCGCCGAAGGGACTGGACCCCTTGCGATAGTCTTCCAGGGCGTCCTTCACGCGCTGGTCCCCGGATACTCAGCCCTCAGCTTGCGCCCCAGCTCGCGGTCGACCTCGCCGGGGGCGACCTGGTGCTCGAACATCACCAGGTGGATCCGTCGCCAGATCCCTTCATCGTCGCCCTTGATGACCGGCCGGCTGTTGCACTCCATGAAGACCTTCGGCCGGGGCATGAAGCTGAACAGGTCCTGCCGCAGCCGGCGGGCCAGGATCGGCGCGCCGCCGGTAAAGCTCTTGATCATGGCCTCAGCCAGCTTGGCCCCCCGGGGCGGCTCGGCGACCGAGATCATCCGGCAGTCGCCCGCCAGGCGCGCCAGGTCAGGCGAGGCGTCCGCCCCGCCGCGTTGCGAGACGTCCAGGAAGGTCCGCACGTCCGCCACGTCGGCGTATCCGCCCAAGAGCTCGCGCAGGGCCCCGACCATGGTCGACTTGCCGTCCCGGCCCTTGCCCTGAAAGATCCAGAAGGCCTGCTCGTGCGTGAACCCCGTCGCCATGTAGCCGACGGCCCGCTGCAGGTACTCCCGCATCTCCGGGTCCGGCTGCCATCGGGCCAGGCTCGCCTCCCAGAGCGGCGCCCGGGCCTTGGCGTCGAACTCCACCTCCGCCATCCGGGTGATCCGGTCCCGGGGATCGTGCGGGTCGAAGGTCTGGGTCATCCCGCCGCCGGCCATGCGCGCGAATCGCAGCGTCCCGTTCCGCACGGTCAGGGCCAGCTCAGCGGTGTCGAACACCTCCAGGTCCACCTGCAGATAGGCCTCGGCCACCTTCAGCATGGACGAGATGCGCCCGGCGTTCCCGGATTCGCGGACGAAGGCGGTCACGGCCTTCTTGTCGTGGCCCCGGTCCTCCATGTGGATCCGCTGGCCCACCAGCTCGTGCACCACCCGGTGCGCCGTCCGCTCCGCCAGGCGCTGGCCCAGCTTCAGATCCCAGGTCTTGCCGTTCCAGCCGACCCAGCCGACCTCGCGCTGGTACAGCAGGATCGCCCCGCCCAGGTCCACGTCCCCCAGGGCGTCGAACTGGCCCCCGACCATCCGGATCAGCCGCTTCGCGTTCCCAATGTCGTTCAGCTCGAACGCAGCCAGCTCCTCCGGCCCCGGCGCGTCGCCGAACTCGTACCCAGACCCGTCAGCCATCCTGTCTCGCCCTTAATTCATCGTTGAAGTCGCGGCCCGGGCCGGGTGCGATCACCCGGACCTTCGTCGCGCCGGCCCTTTTCCAGGCCTGTTTGGCAAGGCCGGCGCAGATCCGCGCCCGGTCCTCGGCGGTCAGCAGGCGCTCGGCCGTGCCCCCGCCCGTCTTCCGAACCTTCGCCCGTATCGCGCCCATGTCGCGATCGACGGCCAGGATCACCTCGCCCGGCTCGGGCCAGGTCCAGGGCGGCCGCTCCGGGTCGGCCGCCACGGCCGCCGGGCTGATCCGCCCCCACTTGTCTGTCAGCATTCCGCCCTGCAGGCGCGAGAGGCTCAGGGTCGCCACGATCCGGCAGGGCTGGCCCAGCAGCTGGGCGGCGGAAAGCGCGCTCTCGATCCCCTCGGCGACCAGCAGGGGCCCTTCGGCCTCCGGATCGGTCAGCCAGACGGCCCCCGGCCGGCCCTCGGCGTCCGCCTGGCGGCCCCACATCTTCTTGGCCGGAGTCAGCCGCGCCTTCCCATGCCCGCCGGGCGCCAGGTAGGTGACGTGACACCCGGGCACTGGCCCCGAGGGCGTGACCGGCCGGGCCACCATGGCCGGCGCGGTGATCTTCTCGCCGCCCTCGCCCCAGCCCCAGGTCGCCGCCTCGGCGAACCGGACATAGCCCGGGATTCCCGCGATCAGGCGCGGGTCGATCCCCCGCCCCTCCAGATAGACCGCCGCGGGCGATCCCTGCACCGCCGCCCGGGCCGAGCGCCAGATCTCGAGGTCCAGGCCGGGGCGGTCCGGCGGCGCAGGCCGCTCAGCCGACGACCGGATCGACAACGCCTTCAGGGCCCGCGCCGCCGAAATCCCGGCGACGCCCGCCCCCGCCAGCCGCTCCGCCGCCTGGCGGGCGGAACCGCCGCCCAGGGCCTTCTCCAGCTCGACCACGTCGCCCCCGCGCTGGCAGGCGAAACAGTGGAACAAGCCGGCCTCGGGATCGACGCTGAACGCCCCGTCGGCCTTCTTGCCCGCGCTGGCCCCGCAGATCGGGCAGCCTCCCCGCATCCGGCGACCGGCGCGAAACAGGGGCACACCCGCCACGGCCTCGATCGAGACCGCCCGGGCCCGGGCGAAGAGGTCGTCGGCGGTCGGGGTCATTCCGGCTCCCCGTCGAAATCGTCGTGTCGGTGAAGCCAGGTGTGGAAATCGATCGGCCCGGTCTGCCCGTAGGCATCCGACTGAAAGACGACCTGGGGGGATTGGCCCAGGGACACCCAGCCCTCGGCCGTCATGATCCACGCGCCGGAGATCAGCCTCCTCATGCCCCCCTCCAGCGGTGACGATGACCGAGGGCCGGCGCCAGGTCGGTCGCTCCATCAGGAAGTCGATCCCGCCGATCCCGACCCCGTCCGGCCCGTAGTCCACCAGGTCGGTGGGATAGACCACGAACCCCGCGTCGCGCAGCTCGCGCACGATCGCCCCCGGCCCGCAGGCCGGCTCCCAGATCGCCTCGGCAGGGTCCAGAAACGGGATCAGCGCCCGCGTCGCGCAGGGCGGCGTCTCGTAAAGGTCGTTCTTCCGGTCCGCCAGACTGTGCCGGCCGAACTGGGTCCCGCGCGCCACCTGGCTCATCGCGGCGCCCCCCGCATCTGCACGGGCGGGATCAGGGGCAGGCAGACGGCGACCTGGTCGCGCCCCAGCCGCCGCTCGGAGAAGGCCCAGAACCCCCCGGCCGCCAGACAGGCGGCGGCGTGGCGCTCGCAGGCCCGGGCCTGAGCCTCCCGATGCTGCTCCCGCTCCACGGCGTACTCCCGGGCCGGCGGGCGCAGCACCACCCTGCCCTCCAGGATCGCCAGCTGCTTCCCGACCGAGTTGACCGTTCGCTGCAGGATCTTCGCGATCTCGCGCTGAGGCGTCTTCCGGGACCGGGCCTTCAGAAGAAAGCTGATTTCGGAGTCGGACCAGGGCCGGGCGGGCGCCCCGGCCCGCGCCGCCCGCTCGATCAGCCCCAGCCGCAACGCCCGCTCCCGCACGGCCTCGGCCGAACGGCCCAGGCGCAGGGCGACCTCGCGGAAATCCCGATCCCGCCGCGCCCCGGCGCGCACGGCGTCGGTGATGGCCCGGTCTTCGTCGGTCGTGTAGTTCCCGCCCGCCATCACGCCAGGCTCCAGGCCGTCTCGCGGGGGCTGGCCCCCGGCGGCGTCTCGCCGGCGATCACCCGGCCCTCCAGCCCCAGCACCCTCAGGGTCTGGTCGACGAAGCTCTCCTTCACGCCCAGGATCGAGGCCAGGCTGCGCGGGCAGGTCGGGGCCTGCCCCAGCCGGGCCAGGATGCGCGCCTCCAGCGACTGGGTCGGCGGCGGCGGGCCGGGCCGGAAGGCCGGGGTGAAGGCGTGTCCGTTGGCCAGGTTCACCCGCCCCGCCAGGGGCGCATGCGGCCGGGCCAGATGCGCCGGCTTGGGTTCAGGCTCGGAAAGGGGCGCGGCCTCAGGCGCGATCACCTCGACCCCGGCCTCCCCGACCCGGTCCATCTCGCCGGCGGCCTGGACGACGCTCTCCGCCGCCTCCGGGCGCCAGCAGGCATAGTCGGCGGCCCTCCAGGCGGCCTTGAACTCGCGATTCCCTTCCGTCTTCATCCGGCGCACGGCAGAGGGCTGAAGGCCCAGCCGGGTCGCCACCTCGCCGATGGACAGGCCGGTCGCCTGCACAATCCCCAGACAGGCCGCCTGCAGGCAGCGCCGCTGAGCCGTCCCGGCCAGGGCCTCGACCGGATCATCCCCATACGCCCGGGCCGCGGCGAGGATCGCCCGGGCCCAGAGGTCGGCCGGCTTCACGAAGGCGGCGGGATCGGGCCGCAGGCTCACGCCCCGCCCCCCTGCCGCAGCCGGTCGCGCTCGGCGATCTCGGCAGCCTCGATGTCCAGCAGCTCGCCGCAGCCCGTCGCCAGACTCAGGACCGACCGCGCCAGCACCTTCGCCAGGTCGGGCCGGGTGACGGTGACAAACCCCTTGGCCAGGGTCAGGAAGGCCGCGGCATTCGCCTGAGCGCTCGCCCACTCGACGGGAAACGGGTGACGCGACAGCTTGACGACCCGGCCGGCGAAGATCGCCAGCACGTCCCGGTGAACCTCCCCGTCGGTGATCCGCGCCCACGCCACATGCCGCGCATCGCCCAGGGCCGCCAGCCAGGCCGCCCGATCCTCGTGCCGCGACCGGCGCTCGCCGATGCGGTCGGCAGGCCGGCTGCTCTGCTCGTCGAGAAAGACCGCTGTCGCGCGGACCCCCTTGATGGTCCCGGTCATGGCGTCACCTTCTCCGACAGAAGCGCGCCGACCTGGCGCAGTTGATCCAGGGCCTCGGCGTAGATGTCGACCAGCTCGCGCCGCTCGCGCTCGCTGATCGCGCCGTCGTCAGAGGCCCGGCGGGCGGCGTGCTGCAGGCGACCGCCCGCCTCGGCGGCGTCGCAGGCCTCCCGGGCCAGGTCCCGGGTGTCGGGCCCGGCGGGCCGCGCCTCCACCAGCATCCGGGAATAGATCGGCGCGCCGCAGTAGGCCTCCAGGTCGGCCATCACGTCGGCGGGCATGAAGCCCAGGCCCTCGGCGGACTGGTAGTCGGCCAGCTGCGTCTTGCCGACCCGGCAGGCGGCGGCGGCCTCGATCAACCCCCCGCAGGCGGCGATCAGGCGGCGCGCGGCCAGGGCGTGAGCGCGCCGGTTCACCGGAAAACCTCCTCGGAATTCCGGGTGATCTGGGCGGCCGGATCGGGTGAGGCTGGGGCCTCGCCGCCTTCTGGCGGCTCATCCGAACGGAGCTGTTCCGCCCCATGCGCCTCGATTTCTCCCAGGACGCGCTCGGCCGCTTCGAAGCTCCGCAGGGTCGGCGACACCGCCCCGCTGCGCCAGCGCCACCAGACCGATCCGTGAAGACCGGCCCGACGAAGAACCTCGACCGGCTTGACGCCGACGGCGTCGCAGCGGGCCGAGAAGGTCTGGATCAGGTTCGACATGATTCGACTGAGTGCCGCATTAATGCGCCGCACGCAACCGCTTTCATACGTCTCGCCTCGAAATGCGGGACGCGCATAGATGCGGCAATGACGCATCTCGACATCATTCGCCGCTGGATCCGCGAGAACGCCGAGGCCCACGACCTGAGCTTCGCCGCCTGGGCGAAGCTGGCCGGGCTTGCGCCCTCCACGGTGCAGAGGGTCATGGCGCCGGACTACCCCTTCGTCCCCAGCACCCGCACGCTGTCGGCTCTGGCGGCGGCGATCAACGTCCCGCCACCGTCACTGGGCGAGGCCGTCGAGCCGACCCAGCTGGCCATGTTTCACCTGCCGATCCGCTACGAAGTCGGGGCTGGAATCTGGCGCGCCGTCGAAGACCTCGACCACGCCCTGGGCACGGCGCCCGTCCTGCCGGAACCGGCCTACGCCGCCTTCCCCCAATGGCTGGAGCGCGTGGTGACGGACTCCATGGACCGCGACTATCCGGTGGGGTCCCTTCTCCACGTGGTCGATGCGACGGAGATCGGCTACGCGCCCCGCTCCGGCGACCACGTCATCATCGAGCGGACACGCCGGGGCGGCGGGCTGGTGGAGCGCACGGTCAAGGAAATCCAGATGACGCCGCGCGGGCCGGAATTCTGGCCCCGCTCCAACAATCCCCGCTGGAGCGAGCCGATCCGGCTTGCCGAGAACGGCGAGGAAGACGACACGATCGTCGAGATCAAGGGCCTCGTGCTGGGCAGCTACCGCCGCCGCTAGCCCCGCTTGTTGGCTCCCGGGCGGTTCAGCACGTGAATCGTGACGTTGACCGGGTCGTCATCGTCGTCCGGGTCGATCTCGATCCCCACCAGCTCCGCACCCAGCTCCGCGTCCGGACCCAGCCGCGCCGCGATCAGGCCCGCCACATTCGCCGGCAGATAGCCCAGGTGCAGGTGAGCGGCTGACGCCTGGTCCTTCGGGTCCTTCAGCCAGAACCCGTCCACGGCCACGGCCTGAGGGTCGTGCGGATTGTCCGGCTCGCGGCGCAGGCGGACCCCGAAGAACTTCATCTCCGGCGCTTCAACGGCGACCGCCCGCTGGATCGCCTCACGAATCTCACGAAGGAAGGCGACCGAATTCTCCATCCGGTACCGCTCGCCGACAATGTCCTGGTCGTTCCGGAAGACCTCCCAATCCCCTTCCGGTCGGGTGACGCCGGGCGGCGGCTCGTACTCCATCACGTCGTCGTCGAAGTCGTTGTCGTCGTCTTCCTCTGGCGGGTCCGTGCGGGTCGGACTTGCGCGGCCTGCCGCCGCCGGGCGCGCCATCTGAGACTTCGGCGACGCGTTCAGCACGATCACGATCAGCGCGACGAAAAACAAGGCCACGATACCGTAAAGGACGACCATCACACTCTCCCCTTGCGCGGAAGTGGATGCTGCCTGAGACCCGCGGCCCCGCCTAGTCGCATTAATGCGCTTGCATGTGCGCCGCTTTTATGCGGTTATTCGCCTCCGAAGACGCACCCGCGCCGCCTGGAGGCCCAGATGAACACCGCCCAAGTCCTGCAATTCCCCGCCCGCGCCGCCGAGCGCGCACCGGAGACCCTCCCCCGCGTGGTGCTGATGCACCGCGGCGAGACCTTCGACTACGACAGCCCCGAGCAGATGGAGGCCGAGTTCCAGGCCATGCTGATCCGGGAGGGCTGGACCCCTCCCCCCCAAGCTGTCGCCGACGCTCCCAGCCCTCCGCAAGCGGAACCCCAGCCCGAGGCCGCCCGCCCCGTCACCACGATGCACGACGTCCTGATCGTCGGCCTCGGCCTGACGGCGGTCCTGCTCGCCCTGGCGGCCGGCCTGTGACCGCCCGCCTCATCAACCTGGAGACTGTGCAATGCCATCCCTGAGAGCCGCGGTCGACTGGATCGCCAACAATGAAGACGACGACCTTGGCAGCGAACAGGACGGGTACGTCATCAGCGTCTACCTGGTGGCGGACCTCTTTGACCGCGAGCCGGCCGAAATAGCCCGGGCGGTCGGGCATGAGCGCCAAGGCATGGGCTGGCGCCTGGGGCGCAAGGCGCGCGCCGTATGACCGCCGCGCCCCACAACCGCCGCGACGTCGCCGTCGGCCTCACCCCCTACGCCCCCGGCGTGGAGGGCAAGGCCCTGGCCGCGCCCGAGCGCTGGCTCACCTATTACGCCGTCAGCCCGAACCGGGCGGTCGCGGCCCTGTGCCATCGGCTGGGCCGCCTGCCCTCGGGCCTCGCGGCCGTGGAATCGCCCGGCTGCGCCGCCGCCCTGATCGGCCGCGTCGAGGGCGAGCGCGAGGCCGTCCCCCTGGCCCTGGTCGCCTTCGGCCTGACCGTCACCGAAATCAACACCGCCCTGGACGCCCTGCGCCTGGGCCTCACCCGGAAGGAAGCCGCATGAGCTTGAAGTCAGCACTTGCCGATGAACTTGATGCCCTGATCCTCATCGCGCAGGAACGGGGCCTCAGCCTGGATCACATTTTTGACGAACTAAAGGCGGCGCGCGAACGCACCATGCTCGCCCGGCTCGCCGCCATTCTTGCCGGAGAGGCCGAATGATGATCACCGTCCCCATTCCCCTGGAAACCCGCCGAGCGGTCGAGACCCTGACCGCCGAGGTCGAGACCGTCCGCCGCGCCCTGGGCGCCAGCTGGACCACGCCCGCCGCCGCCGAGATCGCCGAGCTGGCCCTCGCCCGCCTGCAGGCCCAGATGCCGGCCCTGCGCCTCCGGATCCGCCAGCTGCGCGCCGAGGCCCGCGCCGTGCGCCGCGAGGCCGACATCATGCGGAGGGCGGGGTGATGGGGCAACCGACCTGGCAAGAGATCGAGGCCGAGGCGCAGCGTCGCGGGAAGCTGGATTTTGACAACACCGGCCGCAACTGGACCCTCGCCGAGAAAATCGTCGAGGTGATGAATGAGGGCTGGACCCCGCCCGACCCCAGGCGGGAGGCCTATCTTCAATGGCGCGACACCGTCGGGCCGACCGTCCCGTTCGAAAACGCATTCTATGCAGGGGCCGACTGGGGCGAGAAGCGCGCTCTTGATCTCCTTGCGGCGCGGGAGGCCAGCGGCCCCGCCGTGAAGACGGAGGAAGCCGAACTCGCGCTTGACACGCTGGGGCCCGTCGAGGCCCTGCGCGACGCACTCAAGGCGCTGCCGCCCCGGCCTCACATACGACCCTTTCCAAGGGAAGCCAGGGCGAACGTGATTGGCTGGGGCGGACGACACAAGACCGAAGAGGTGTTCTTCATCCCCCTGAACGCCTGGAAGCGCCTCTTCAAAACACCTTGGCTCGCCGCCCGCGCGGCGGCTGCGGCCATGAACGCCAGGGCGGATCGCTTTGCCCAGCGCGCCGAGCGCGCCCGCGCCCTGCTGGAACAGGCCCTGACCATTGCGGACCTGAAGAAAGTCGAGCGCCCGGCGGCGACCCTGTCTCTGTCGAACCGCGCGCCCCGCCTGATCGTGATGGACGAAAGCGCCATCCCGTCCCGCTTCTGGGAAGCCCCACCACCCCGCTTGAACAAGCGCGGCGTCGCCGAAGCCTTGAAGGCCGGTGAGCCTGTCCCTGGCGTCTCTCTGAGCAACGCCGCCCCTACCCTGACCATGAGGATTAACTGATGCTGAACGTCACCCCCCTGACCGCTGACTACGCCCCCCGCCAGCTTGAGTTGATGCGGAACACCGTGGCGCGCGACTGCTCTTCGGAAGAGTTCAACCTGTTTGTTGCCGCCGCCCGCCGGGCTGGGCTTGACCCGTTCCGCAGGCAAATCAGCGCCATCGTTTTCAGCAAGGGCAATGCCGAAAAGCGCCGCATGGCAATTATCACCACAATAGACGGGCTTCGCTCTATTGCCGGTCGGTCGTTGCGGTATCGCCCCGACGATCAGGAGCCGTCCTTCACCTACGACGCGGAATTGAAGGGGCCGACCAATCCCCTTGGCATCGATCGCGTGATGGTCCGGGTCTACATCCGGGACCAGAGCGGGAACGAATGGCACCCGGTCGTTGGTGTGGCCTACTGGAGTGAGTTCGCCCCGGTCGCAGACGAATGGGTCGATGACGAGCGGACAGGCAAGCGCAAGCCGAGCGGTCGCCAGTATCTCGACCCCAAGTCTCAATGGGCCAAGATGCCGCGCCTCATGCTGGCGAAGTGCGCGGAGGCCATCGCCATCCGCCGCGCTTTTCCAGAAGACCTGTCCGGTCTTTACGAGGCTTCGGAGGTGGACCGGCAGCAGCTAACCGAGGCGGTCCTGCCCACCGACCTTATCGACGCCGACGCCACGCAACAGCGCCTTGACCGGATCGGCGCGGGCGGTCGCACCATCACCTTCCAATTCCACCCGGTTGAGCCCTTGGAGCAAGTGCCGGTTGGACAGGTCGCCGACCGGGCGCTGGCGGCTTATGGGTCGCTGGACGCGCGCCAGAAGGCTTGGTTTGAAAGCGTCAACCGTGCCGGGCTTCAAGAGTTCTGGGCGCTGTCGCCGACCGACGCCCTTGGGCTGAAGTCGGAAATGGAACGCCTGCGGGCCGCTGAGACGGACGCGGCATGAACCTTCACCTTGCACACCTCGCCGGGGTCGCGTGGGCCAACGGCGGAACGCTCTCGGGCGCGAACCTCCGGGGCGCGAACCTCCGGGGCGCGGACCTCCGGGGCGCGGACCTCCGGGGCGCGGACCTCCGGGGCGCGGACCTGGACCTCCGGGGCGCGGACCTCCGGGGCGCGGACCTCTCGGGCGCGAACCTCGGGGGCGCGAAACTCCGGGGCGCGGACCTCAGGCGCGCGGACCTCCGGGGCGCGAACCTCTGGGGCGCGGACCTCTGGGGCGCGGACCTCCGGGGCGCGGACCTCTCGGGCGCGAACCTCTCGGGCGCGAAATACGGCGACGACACCATCGCCGCTTACGTCACGTCCGCAGATCGCCGGGACTATGAGTTTCTACTGTTCCACATCGCGGACGGCTCGCACAAGGTCATGGCGGGCTGTCGCTGGTTCACGATCCCCGACTACCGCGCGCACGTCGCCGCTAAGTATCCCGGCACCGATAAGGCCCGCGAGACGCTGGACATTCTGGACTACTTTGAGCGGAGGCTTGCGTGAGCCGCGCCGTCCTCGTCCTCGACCGCCAGTCCGACCTCATCCGCCTGGCCTGGGGCCACATCGAGGGCGACGTGATCGCCTTCCGCACGTCCAAGCGCGGGCGCCGGGTGCTGATCCCGGTGACGCCCGCCCTGCGCCAGCTTCTGGACGACACGCCCAGGCTGGGGCCGATCATCCTGACGACCAGCCGGGGCAAGCGGCCCTGGACGGCGGACGGCCTCAGGACGTCCTTCTCGCGCACCTGCACGGCCGCCGGCGTCGACCGCACCTTCCACGACCTGCGCCGCACGGCCGCGACCAACCTCCTCGCCGCCGGCCTGGACGCCAGCCAGGTCGCCCTTCTAATGGGCTGGTCCGAACGGGACATCGAGGCCCTGAAACGCCGCTACGTCAGCCGCGCCGCCGTGGTCCAGGCGGTGCTTGCAAAGCTGGGTGGAGGCGGCTAAGAGAACGCCTCCCGAACGACTTGCTGTAAAACTTCAGCAAAAACGGTCAAACCGGTCGAACGGGACAAGTCCTGAAACCCAATGTTTCCGGGGCTTTGGGTGCATAGCTCAGTTGGTAGAGCAGCTGACTCTTAATCACCCTCTTCGCAAATGTATTCAATGCGCTGAAAGCAAAAGACCCCCGAAATCGGGGGTCCTAAGCCTTTGACTTTATTAGCCCGTGTAAAACGTCGTCACGCCTCCAGAAACACCCGCTTCGTACACACCCGGCCCCACTTCGGGCTGTAGAAGGCCAGCACCTGGAGCGGGGGCTGGGGGCGCAGGCGGTTGAGCTTGGCGTACTCGGAATAGCCCGGCAGGCACCCGTTGCTGATCACGAAGTCCTGGTCAGTGAAGGTGTGGAAGTGGCCCAGGTGGACCTCATCGATCCGCCGGCCCAGGGCCTGTTGCTCCATGATCACCTTCTGGGCGCCCCGGGCGATCGTCGCCGCCGGGCCGATGAACCCCTGTCCGCCCCGGCTCCCGATCTTGTCGCCGTGCGTCGCCAGGATCATCCGGTCGTAAACCGGGAAGATGATGTCCGGCGACTCCGTCGTGTGAAACTCGACCCGGGGATCGTCCTTGAACTCGCGCTGCAGGATGTAGCTCACCAGGCGATCGAAGCTGTGGGCCGTGGCGTTCTTCGACCGGGGCTTGTGGGTGTCGCGGTCGTGGTTGCCCCCGCCGCAGTCCTGGACCAGGACGCGCCCGAAGGCCTCCGCCAGGGCGCGGATCCCGGCCGTCTCTTCCTCGGCCGCGACCTGGACGGCCTCGATCGGCGTCACCTCATCCGTCTCGGCCAGCTCCTCATGGATGCCGCCGCTGATCGTGTCCCCCAGGCGCTCGTAGATGATCCCGGGATAGGTCCAGCTGGGCTGATGGTCGAGGCAGAGGCGGATCGCCTGGGCGATCAGGGCCCGGTACCTCTGCCGGAAGATCTCGACCGAATAGCCGTGCGTGTGGTCGGTCTCCTGCGGCCGGATGACCTCGCCGATCTGGAAGTCCGAGGTGATCAGGACGGGGATGTGTTCATGCTTGCCGCCGCCCCGGCTGACCGTCCAGTCGGGCGGGTTGATCGTCACGCCCCGCGCCCAGCGATAGTCGCCCAGCTCGGCCTCCAGGCGCGAGATCTCGCCCAGGGCCTCCTTCAGGCGCACCCGCGCCGCCTCAGAGGTCGCCTGGGCCCGGTGCAGCTTCACGTCATCGGCCAGGGTCCGCTCAAAGGCCCCCTCGCCCGCCTCGGCGCCCGGGATCTCGGGCACAGGCTCCGCCGAGCGCTCGCCCACCTCGCCGGGCGCATACTGCCCCGCCTCCGCCCGGGTCCAGGCCGCCAGATAGGCCCCGCGGATCGAGCCCAGCCGGCTCGACCAGGTGTTGGTGGGGCTGCCGAACCGGCCCTGCAGCAGGGTGATGGCGACATGCCTCACGCTCGGCCCGCCGCCCGGGCTCTTCAAGGGCAGGTCAGGGCGCCGCCGGCGCACTTCGGAGAGGGTCGAGAGGATCAGGTCGACCAGGTCGAGGGGAAGTTTGGGCTGGGCCATCAGGGACTCCATACAGAAAACCCCGGCGGCGAGGCCGCCGGCCGGGGTCAGGGAAAGAGGGACAGGTTCAGAAGGGTCAGGGCTTCCGGCAGGCCTCGACGGCGGCCTCCAGGGCCTCCAGGCGGGCGGTGCGCAGGGGCCAGCCTGCCGCCAGCAACCGGGTGAACTCGGCTTGGTCGGGCGCAGCCTTCAGGGCGGCCAGGGTGTCGGGATAGGTCGGGGCCTTCGGAAGCTGATCCGACACACACGAAACCGGGACCGGAACCTTGACGATGATCGGCGGCGGGGTCGACGTCGTGGCGCATCCGGCGAGGGCCAGGGCGGAAAGGATCAGGGCGGCGCGTGTCATGCGGCATTGACCTCAACGTCTGCGATGTTGGCAAAAAGTGAGCCGTGGGCGGTCTCGATCCGGGCCTTCGCAATCGCGAAATAGTCCGGATCCCGCTCGCACCCGATGAACCTGAACCCTTCCATCTGGGCGGCCTTGCCAGTTGAGCCCGAGCCCATGAACGGGTCGAGGACCGTTCCGCCGGGGGGCGTGACCAGCCGACAGAGATATTGCATCAGGTCGGTCGGTTTGACGGTCGGGTGAATGTTGCGGGCTTCGGTGCCCTCGTTCCGGTCGGTCCCGTCAGCCTTGGGCGAGTAGAAGAACCGCGCCGTTCCGCCAAACGACCCATAGGTTTGGCGGAACTTGTCGCTATTGCGCCGATGCACTGGCGCCGCCGCACCGGCCTGAGCAGGAAACAACCCCACCACCTCGTCGCCGCCATCGTGGATCAGGTTGGCGGGCCAGCGGCCGCAGCCGCCGTCTTCCACTACGCCTTGCGGCTCGCTTCCTCCGTAGCCAATCGACCCGCCTCGGTTCAGCATTCGCTTTTCGCGCTCCCCCACCCGACACCCGTCCACATTCAGCGCCCCGGTTCCATGCTCCAGCACGGTCGCCGCGACGGTGCCGCTCAGGGGCTTGCGGGCGACGGTGATGGGCTCCAGGGCAGGCTTCAGGGCGGTTCCCCAGCCTGCCCACTGGCGGGCGGCGTCTGTGGCGGGGGCGGTGATGTTCCGATCAACAAACTTTGTCCCTCCATCCATGGACCACCCTGCCATGGCTCTCTTTTTACCGCCGACGACCTCCCGCTCCGCGCCCGCCGCCTTGTCAATGGCCTTGCTAACGTCCAGCGACTTTGGGAACCCCGAGCCATAGACCCAGGCGATCATGTCCCGGATCTCAAACCCGGCGTCTTCAATCCGCACGGCCATCCGGTGCTGGGTCCGCGTCCCGGCGAAGGCCAGCAGGTGCCCGCCGGGTTTCAGCACCCGCAGGCACTCGGCCCAGACCTCCACGGACGGGACGTCGTAGTCCCACTTCTTGCCCATGAAGCTCAGGCCATAGGGCGGGTCGGTCACGACCGCGTCCACGGAGGCGTCGGAAAGCTGGCGCAGAGCGTCGAGGCAGTCGCCGAGGAACAGGCGGACGCGGCTCACCCTGTCACCTCCAGGAACCGCCGGCGCACGTCCTGCGCCCGCTCACAGGCGTCTGCGCCCTCCAGCCGCGCGTTCAGCAGGGTGTCGGCCTGACGCCGGGCCGAGGCCGCCACGGCCCGGGCGTCCGCCGCCGCCTTGTCCGCCCGGGCCAGCCGGGCCGCGCCCTCGGCCCTCAGGGCCTCGACGGCGGCGTTCTGGCGGGCCAGGCCGGCGCTGCAGGTCTCGGCCCTCGCCTTCTCCCAGGCCAGGGCGCGAAGGGCCTCAGCGGCCAGATTTTCGGCCTTGGCAAGGTCGTCCTTCAGGCGACCGACGCGCACGGCGTTGATGCAGGCGAAGGCGACCAGGGCGACAAGCGCCAGGGCCGCCCAGGCCCGCAGGCTCAGGGTGGGGAAAGGGATCATGTCAGGCCTCGTTCGTCGACAGCGCCGCCGGAGCCTGGGCGCCGATCACCCGCACGGGCCGGGGCGGCAGGGCCGCTCCCGGCGGCCAGCGCGAGGCCTCCAGCCGGTCCTTCGCGATCCAGGTCACGTTGACGGAATCGTTCTGGTTCGCCCCCAGCACCTGAAAGGCGATCTTGTTCTCGCTGAGGTACCAGCAGACATGCCCGCCGCCCTTGCGGCCGAAGATCAGCACCGCCCCCAGCTGGGGCTCGCACGGCTGGCCCCAGTCGGCCCAGGCCCTGGCCCTGACGGCGATATCCGGCGGCGTGAAGCCCGCCGCCTGCATGACATAGGCCATGAAGAGGCCGCACCAGGGGATGGAATCGTCGGTGTAGGCGATCCCAGCCTTGCGCCCGACCTTGCGGGCCCATTCCAGGATCTTCGGGTTGCTCTTCGGCCCCGGGACTTCCTTCACGCCGACATGCGCGCGGGCCACCTGCAGCCAGAGGGGTTCGTTACTCATTGGGCGGCTCCTTCGGTTCGGTGGGGTTGGTGCCCCAGACCATGGCCATGACCCCGCCGCCCAGGCCGCCGTACATGACGCCCAGGGCCGCGAAGTCGATCGGCGCGCCCTTCACGATGGCGGCGATGGGCACGGCCAGGCCGGTGGCCAGCATGGGCAGGGAGTAGATCCGGCCGATGGCCCAGGTCTTCCCGTCCGGCCCGGTGAACAGGTCCTGGAGGAACTTCTTCACTTCAGCAGCTCCGCCAGCTTCTCGCCCACCAGCCACCAGATGACCGCGCCCAGCACCGCCGCCGCCATGGCCACGCCCGTCGCTGTCCGGGTCCAGCCGTCCAGGGTGGCGAACCGGCGCTGGACGTCGCGCTCCAGAGTGACGAACCGGTGCTGGACATCGCGCTCCAGCCGCATCAGACGCCCGACAATGCCGGTGCCGACCGGCTGGCCGTATTCGTCCTGGCCCTCTGAGCCGATGGCGGCGGTCAGGGCTTCCAGCAGGCCCTTGATCTCCGCCGAGGCCTGAACGGCCTGGTCGGCCTTCAGGCTCGACTCCTCGATCAGCTGATAGATCTCGTCGTGGGTCTTGCCCTCGGGCTGGTTGACGGCGCGGACACGGCGACGGGCGGCGGGCTCAGGCATGAAGGCCTCCGGAAGGGTCTGGCGGGGAGGAAGGGTGAAGGCTCAGGGCAGGCTCAGCGCTCGACCAGGCGGACGTTGAAGCTGCGCTCGTCGATCCGGCCCAGGCCGCTGGTGATCCGGTTCGTCACCCGCACCACCTGGCCCGCCGTGCCGCCGGAGAGCCAGGTCTTCGCCGTCGTGTTCGTAAAGCTCGGGGTCGCCGCGGTCAGCCCCCCGGCGGGCGTCGCCAGGGTCCAGACGGAGGCGGCGATCACGTCCGCGCCCAGCCAGTCGGTCCAGTCGATCGTGTAGTCCAGGGCCGCCGCCGGGTCCTTGTCGATCCGGGGCAGGCCGTCCTTGCCGAGGGTGAAGGCCGAGACCATGGGGCTCTCCGAATGTCAGGGGGTGAAGATCAGGGTGCGGTCTTCGGCCGGGACCGTCAGGGTGCGGTCTTCGGCCGGGACCGTCAGGGTGCGCAGGTCGTAGGGCACGGCCCAGACCCGCAGGGTCGGCGTCTCCAGAGCCCCGGCCGCGCCGCTCGCCTGGGCCGAGCCGGAGAAGGCCAGGCTTCCCGCCGCGCCGCCGGCGATCCGCACCCGCCCCGCGCCCTGGCCGGTGAAGTCCAGCAGCCCCGAGGCCGCCCCCGATACCCGGACCACGCCCGCCCCCGCGCCCGTCAGGGGCAGGACGCCGGAGGCCGTCGCCCCGCCGGGGGAGGTCACCTGGCCCGCCCCCTGGCCGGTGAAGTCCAGCAGCCCCGAGGCCGCCCCCGAGACCCGCGCCGCGCCGGATCCCGAGCCCGTCAGGGGCAGGACGCCGGAGGCCGAAGCCCCGCCGGGGGAGGTCACCAGGCCGACGGCCGCGCCGGTAAAGGCCAGGGTCCCGCTCGCCGCTGCGGCGAGGCGCACCGCGCCCGCGCCCGAGCCCGTCAGGGGCAGGACGCCGGAGGCCGAAGCCCCGCCGGCGGAGGTCACCAGGCCGGAGGCCGCGCCCGTAAAGGCCAGGGTCCCGCTGGCGGCGCCCGACACCCGCACAACCCCCGTCGCCGAGCCGGAGAGGGTCAGGCTTCCCGATGCGACCCCGCTGAGCGGCCCGACGCCCGAGACCACCCCCGCCGCCGAGCCCGTCAGGGGCAGGACGCCGAAGGCCTGGCCGGTGACCGTCGTGACGGTCGCCAGCCCGACAATCGGAAGGATTCCGATCTCAGCCTGTGCCCCATCAAATAGGCGACGGGAGGCCATGCGTTACGCCTCGGCCAGAAGCAACGCGCCGCTGATGGCCTGCGCGACCGGGTTAAAGGCCATGAACGTCAGGCACGCATCGTCGTCGAACTCGGCCATTGAACCGATCATGCCGCCGGAACTCACCGCATCAATCGGCACCGTGCCGGTCGTTGATTCGAGCGAGAAGGTCAGAAGCGGCTTGAACAGGCACACGCCGAAATTGCCTGCCGTGCCGGTGGTCGCGGTCAGGGTCACGCCTTCGACCGAACGAACCCCGGTGTCTCCCGCAGCAAGCGGAATCTGGATCAGGCGCGCGGCCTCGCGGAATCCGGTGCCGCCAAAACTCGTTACTGTGGATACGCGGTTCGGCGTCCCGGCCTGGTTGGTGTAGCGCACGGAGATCGTCGTCCCGGTCGTGCCGACGGCTGTATAAATCACCAGACCGATCATCACACCGTCGCCGCCGGTGTTGCGGGTCAGCGCGGCGGTCGGAAGGTTCGTCGTTTGCTCGGTCGTGACCGTGCCGCTCAAGCCGCCCGAGACATTGAGCAGGTCGATGGCAACGACCGTCGCGCCCGGCTGGCCGGTGCTAAACCGCCCGCCGAGAATTTGAAGCTTGCCGCTGGCCGCGTTCGGAATTGGGCCGATGCTTTGAGCGGCTGTCTTGTCAAGAGCAACGCTTGCAGTTGGCGCGGCTGGGGCGGGCAAAAAGAACCCCCACATCGCCATAGAGCGACCGCCCGACGCCGTGATTGACGCCGCGAAAAAATCCGCCGCCCGGTTGAGCCGCAGCGCGTCCAGATAGGCGTCGAAGTCCGCGAGCGCCATGGCTACTTCTCCACGGTGGCGAGGGAGCCCCAAACCTCGGGCGCGGTCGCGACGGCAGGGAGGAACATCAAAGCGAGGCACGCATCAGGGTCGATCACGGGGATGCCCGGCAGCCCGGTCGTGTAGTCGCGCCATCCTGCCGTGCCCGCTGCGCCGACCGGAATCCACGCCAAGGGCTGAGCGATGGTGATGCCGAAGTCCCCCGCCGTGCTAGTCGTGGCCGCCAGCCTCACCTTCTCCACAGCCCGCACGCCCGTGTCCCCAGCCGCCAGCGGGATGCGCTGCGCTCGCGTCACCTCTCGGAAGCCCGTTGCGCCGATGTTGATCGTCGCCGTCTGGCCGGTGTTGCCGTCCTGATCCGTGTAGGTCATGGTCAGCGTCGTCGTGCTTGTGCCGATGGCCGTGTAAATCTCATACCACGCGATATTGCCTGCGCCGCCGGGGTTGCGGGTCAGCGCCGGGGACGGCGTCGAGCCTTGCACGGCCTGGTCGACAGTCGAAATTCCAGACAGCCCGCCGATGTGAAACAGCCGGTCGTACAGAAGGTAAGCGCCAGGCGTCACTGGCGTGAGGCTTGCGCCAATCAGATGCAGGTCCCTGCCACCGCCAGGCGCCGTGAAGGGCAATGCACCCGTCGTTGAGCGGGCAGGGATCGCACCAGCGGTCGGCGCCGCACCGCCTGCGGGCATACCGTCATACGTCCAGAGCGATGCACCGCGACCGACAATAGGGGCAGTGGCCGCCGCGCCCGCGACACGGGGGACCTTGTGATAGAACAGGTTTTGCGGCGAGCCAGAGCTGCCGCCAGACTGGCGGTTGATGAGGTCCGAAAGGTCCGTCAGCGCAGCCATGGCCTCACGCTCCGCCGGCGTTCAGGGTGAAGGCGGTCACGCTCACCTGCTGGCCGGCGGCGATGTTGACGTTGTCGAGGGTCATGTCCCCGCCGCCGCCCGTGGCGGTGATGGTTCCCTGAACCCGGCAACTGCCGCCGTTCTTGATCCGGAAGTGGCCAGCGGTACCAGCAGCGTCAGCGCTGGGATCCTGCCAAGTCCCGTTGATGGTCTTCTGTCCGCCGGTCGCGGCAGTCAGCCAGTCGGAAGGCAGAGCCAGAGAAGCCAGCAGAGCACCGGCGTCCGCCGCCGCGCAGTTGGCGGGCACAGCCCCAGATCGGATCTCCAGGGTCGGCGAAACGCCGATGGTCACTTCGATGGCGTCGAGGGCAGCGTTTCGCTCTTGTTCCCTGAATTGAAAGGCCATGGTGAGGGCTCCAGAAGGTGAGGTTGAAGGGGTAGTGCGGGCGAGCGTCACGCCAGGATCAGTCGCCCGCTGAGAGAGCTGCCGGCGCCGGACCGCGCGGGATCAGACGCGTTGCCTGGCGTCGTTCCGGAGCCGGACAGCATCTGCGGGTTGGCCACGACGGCAGGGTCGAAGTAACTGGATCCGCCCCCCCCGGAAGCGCCGGAGTAGTCGGACCCGGCCCCGCCGCCGCCGCCGAAGTAACCGCCGCCGCCGCCGCCGCCGGCATACCCGCCTGAGCCACCATTCCGCCCCGAGCCGGGTGAACCACTCGCGGAGAAAGGGCCGCCGCCGGGCGATCCCCCGGTTCCGGGCGCAGATTGCGTGGCGGCGCCGCCTCCAGCGTCGTTGCCGCTCGGGTCGAGGGCTCCTGGGGAGCCCGAGGGCCAGCCGCCAGGGCCGCCAGAAACGCTCGATGCGCTGTAGCCGCCACCACCGCCGCCGGCGGCGATCAGAATGGCGAGACCTGACGAGGTGACGAACAGGCCCGACCAGCCGCCGCCTCTGTTGCCAAATTGTGAGTTCGGTCCACCGTTCCGGCCAACGCCGAGGGTTATGGGAACGCCCGACGCCAGCGTCACATCGCCGCCGGCAAAGGCTCCGGCGCCGAAGAGGCCCTGTCCAAAAGTCCCACCACCCTCGCCCCACGCCTTGACGTTGGTGGTGAAGGTGGACAGCGGCGTGATCGTCCACGTCCCCTGCGTCGAGAGGTTAAGGGGCCCGTCGGTATCCAGATTCCAGGTGGTCTTTCCGCCGACCGCCGGGGAGATGTTGAAACTGCGGACCACCGCCCCATGCGTGAACGCGCCGACCAAGGTCGAGCTGCCCGCCGGGGTGGTGATGACCACGTCCTTCGCCCCGGCGCTGCCGGCCGGGGTCACGCAGGTCACGGTGGAGGCATTGACCACGGTCACGCTGGTCGCGGCCACGCCGCCGATCGTCACGCCCGTCGTCCCGGTCAGGTTGGATCCGGTGATCGTGATCGTCGTTCCCCCGGCCGGGGGGCCGGAGGCCGGCGACACGCTGACCGGGTTCGGCGGCAGGGCCGGCGGGGTCGTCGGCAGGGTCACGGCCGCCACGATGGGCGCCAGGACGTTGAAGACCGTCGGCAGGAGCTTGGCGTCCACCGCCGCCTCCGCCGGGTGCAGGCCGTCAGGGGTGTCGGTGTAGTTGGGCGTGCCCCAGACCGTCCGGATGTCGATCAGGCCGCACCCGTTCGCCGCCGCGAAGTCCCGGTCGTTCTGGTAATAGGCCTCCAGGTTCGGCCGCAGCGTCAGGTCCGGGACGCCGTTCATGGTCATCAGATAGATCAGCATGACCGGGTTCACGGCCCGCAGGGCGTTGACGATGGTCAAGAGGTTGGTCGTCGCCTGGGCGATCGAGATGCCGTTCGCCGTGACCGCGTCGTTGATCGAAAACTCGATCAGGCAGATGTCGGGCCGATGGTTCCGGGGCCGGTCGATATTGGCCACGCCCCAGGCCGAGGTCTGGCTGCCCTGCCCCACGTCGTAACAGATGACCCGCCGCCGGGCGACGCCGTTCAGCTTGTTCTGCAGCTTGATCGGCCAGCTCCCCGACAGCCGGCCCGTGGTCAGGCTGGTCCCGAAGCAGGCGATGCCGACGGGCCGCTCGATCACTGGTACTGGCCCCGATCGTCGGTCCAGCCGTAGATGCCCAGGGCGATCTGATCGCTGGCGCTGTCGGAATGGGTGTAGACCTGGCCGTTGGCGTCGCACCAGACGTCGCCGTCGAAGATGCCGTAGGCGGCTTGCTGGCTACTCGCATTCAGGAAGATTTCCCGGCGGATCTGAGCGCGCTTCAGCGTTGCCAGCTGGGGGACGCCCAGAGCGGGGTCGAAGACCCCTGAAAAGACGACTTGAGGGGACCCCGAAACGGAGCTCGCGGTGCTCTGCAGGAACACCCGCAGCTTCAGGGGCACGCCCTTCGGGCAGACCATTTGACGCAGGTACGGCCCCGCGCCATTGGCCACCCCGGCGAAGTCCGCCGTGCGGTCGTACAGCTCGAAATAGTCGCCATGCTGGGTGAACTTCCGGATGAAGCCGCTGGCGTTCGTCAGCACCGCGCCCAGCCGGCGGAAGGCCCCGTAGCCTGAAGGCAGGGTCGGGTTGGTGGCCGAGGTGCTCATCAGCACGTCCAGCGCCCCGTCGGACGTTCGGCGGATCAGGTGGACCCAGTAGCCGGTATTGGCCGCGACCGAGCCGGTGTCCAGGGCACCCGCCCCCGTGCCGGCCGCCCAGGCCTGGTCGAGGCGCTTCACCAGGCCGGTCGTCAGGCGCAGGTCGAAGCTGTCGGTGCTGTCCCGGGCCTGGCCGGTTGAAATCGTGATGTGGGTGTTCGGGTTGGTCCCGTCATTGGCCAGGTTCAGGTTGGTGATCGAGCCGCGGGCCATCGGCGGGGGGCCGTCCAGCTTAGACTTGTCGGCGGCGCTCATCACGCCGGCCTCGCTCGAGGTCGCCGCCGGAAGCACCGCGTCGGTCCCGGTGTCCGACAGGACCGTCACCGAGCTCGCGGTCCGGCTGAAGGTCAGGTTGGTGGAGCCCGATCCGCCGCCGCCGCCGCCCAGGCCGTCAAGCTTGACCTTGTCGGCGGCGCTCATCACGCCGGCCTCGGTCGCGGTCGCCGCGCCCAGGGTGACGTCCGCCCCGGTGTCGGAAATCACCGTCACCGAGGTCGCCGTCCGGGTGGAGGTCAGGTTGGTGGGGGCCAGCCCGTCGAGCTTGACCTTGTCGGCGGCGGTCATCACGCCGGCCTCGGTCGTGCTGGCCGCCGGAAGCACCGCGTCGGCCCCGGTGTCCGACACGACCGTCAGATTGCTCGCCGTCCGGCTGAAGGTCAGATTGGTGACCCCGACGCCGCCGCCGGTCGGAATGCCGTTCAGCTTGGACTTGTCGGCGGCCGTCATCACGCCGGCCTCGGTCGTGCTGGCCGCCGGCAGGGTGGCGTCCGCCCCCGACGACGACAGGACCGTCACCGTGGTCCCCGTCCGGCTGAAGCTCAGATTGGTCACCCCCGCCGCTGCCTGCAGGACGGCCAGGGTCTTGGCCAGACTGGGGAAGGGGACGGGCGTCCCGTCGGGCGCCGTAGCGATGTAGTAACCGTCGTTGTTCGGCCCGCCGGTCACCGTGCCGGTCAGCCAGTCCAGGCGCGAGGCGGTCTCGGCGTTGACCCGGTTCAGGGCCTCGGTCAGGCGATAGGCCAGGTCGGCGGGGATCGCGTCCCCTCCCCCCAGCCAGTCGGTCAGCTGGGCCGCGAAGGTCGCCTTGAAGCTGGTCGCATTGGACAGGGTCACGCCCTGAGCGGTCAGGGCGTTGACATAGTCGTTCGCGAACTGGGTCGTGGTCAGGCTCATCAGATCCCCGTGTGGCGAAGGGCCAGGTCGATGAAGGCCGGGCGAAGGTCGGGGGCCCGGGGCGCCCCGCCGCCGGCCCGCACCGCGTCGTCGAAGTCGGTCAGGGTCACGCCGGCCAGGGCCGCGAAAGGCGTCGCCGCGAAGGGCGAGGCGGTCAGGTCGCGCAGGATCTCGCCCGGGGCCAGGGCGGTGAAGCTGGCCGCCAGGCTGGTCGGGTGGCCCTCGACCAGGCCCCGCAGGCGTCCGGCGTGAAAAACCGCGATCCTCACTTCTTGAGCCCCATCACTTCTTCAGCTCCGTCAGCATGATCTCGTTGACGTTCGAGGTCAGGGTCCCGGGCGTGACCCCGGGGATGTCCAGCTCGATCGTGTAGGTGTGGGTTCCGGCCCCGGGCGTGTCGCGCAGGAGGCCGCCCAGGCCGTCCTGGAAGGGGCCCCTCATGTTCGACCGGGCGGCCGACCGCAGCAGGGTCCCGTTCCGGTAGACATTGGCCCGCAGGCCGCCGGCGAAGCTGGCGTTCAGGCCGACCTGGCAGTCGTAGCCCACCTGCACCGGGCCGCCGATCGTGGTGATACTCAGGCTGATCACCTGCACGGGCGTCGTGCCGATGGGCGTGATCGGGTTGGTCGAGGCCGAGACCTGGGTGGTCACCGCCCCGCCCCTCAGGCTCTCGGTCTCGATGGAATTGGCCGTGACCCGGTCCACCCGGAAGTTGGTCGCCCGGACCTCCCCGCCGACAATCGTCAGGGGGAAGACGTTCACCGCCCCGTTCGAGAAGGCGATCTGGTCGGCCTGGAAGGCCAGGGTCGAAACCGTCGGCCCGACCGCCGCCTTGATCCCGGCCACTTGGCCGTTGGCGTTCAGGGCCAGCACCCACTCCGCCGAGATCCCGTTCACCGAGCTCTGCAGGGTGGTGATCGAGGCGGTGTTCCCGCCGACCGTCGTCGAAAGGCTCGACAGGCTGGAGGCCAGGGCGCTGTCGCCGCTGGCCCGGGCCGAAATCTCGGAAGAGATCGCCGCGCTGTTCGCCGCCTGGGCGGCGGCCACGCCGGTGCGGTACTCGGCCAGGGTCTCCGTTGCGCTGACCTTGACGGCGGTCTCGTTCAGGATGAAGGCCGACCCGCCGTCCGTCACCTGGCCCAGCAGGTTCAGCTGGCCGATCACCGAGACGTCGCCGTCGGTCCAGCTGGTATTCTCGTCGATCAGGATCTTCTTGACCGGCTGGCCGTTGTGAAGGGTCGCCTGGTAGGTCAGGCCCCGCTCGTCCACCAGGCGGTTGAAGCTCTCCAGCACGGCCTGGTTCAGCTGGCGGCCCTGCTCGACCACATAGGCCAGCTGGCTGGTCAGCTCCTGCGGGGTCAGGCCGTTGATGTCGGTGATGGCGCCGGGCACGCTCAGGGCGCCCGTCGTCTTGATCCCCAGGTCCAGGCCCGTCAGCCCCTCGGCCTGCAGGGCCGTGCGGTAGCGGATGCGGCAGTGATAGTCGCTGGAGGGCAGGAGGCCCCGCACCTCGATCCGCCGGATCTGCGGCGAATGTTCGGAACTCATCCAGTCGCCGAAGTTTCCGCCGCCGAGGCTGAGGCGCGTCTCGGCGATGACCCGCGTGACGTTCGGGTCCTCGACCTCGCCGGCGAAGACGATCGCCGGCTGGGTCGAGCCGTCAGGGCCGGTCAGGGCCGTGCCCGTCGCCGTCCAGGAGCCCGCCGCCACCACGGTCGACTGGTTCGGATCGTAGCCGCTCAGGCCCGGCGTCGCCGGCGGCGACAGGCTCGAGCCCAGGGCGAAGGCGTGCTTGCCGTCGGTCTCAGAGACCAGGGTCAGGGTGGTGACCAGGGTCGCCGGATCGCGCTGGCGGCGCAGGATCAGCATCTTCTGGCTGACCAGGCCGAACTCCGGCTCGTTGACCGTGATGCAGTCGCCGGGCTTGTAGCCCATCCAGGCGGGCTTGCAGGGCAGGACGACCGGCTGAAACTCCCGGCTGTTCTCGATGTCGTAGCGGGCCAGCTGGGCCGCCTGAACCGGCGACTGGACCAGCGGATACTCGATCTCGCGGGAGCGGACCTTGCCGCCGTCGGCCGTAATGTGCGCGGCCACCTGGATCGGGGCGTCGGTCGCGACGATCTCCCAGCCCTGGGCCTCCTCGCGGTACTTCGGCCAGACCGTGTTGATCCGGCTGCGCCTCGAGGGCGTCCCCGTGATCTGGGCCTCGCCGACCACGTCGGCCCCGGTCAGGGTGGCCAGGGAGGTCCGGGGCGTCGAGACGAGGCAGCTGATCTTCGCCCCCAGGCGCATGGGCCGGCCGGCGCCAGCCTGCAGCATGGCCTTCAGCACTTCCCACTTGTCGTCGGTCGAATAGACGACCCCGCCCAGCTTCCAGTTGTTCGCGGCGGCGACGTTCGCGCCCTCGACGAAGGCGGCCATGTCGATGGCCGTCAGGGGCGCGCCCAGGCCCAGGATCCGCACGCCGTTCGCCTGGCGGCCGATCACCCAGGTCAGGGCGTGAAGATAGGGGTTGTCCGACCAGGCCCAGGTGGACTCATCATTGGCCCGCTGCGGCCCGGACCCGCCGGGATAGGTGGAATCCAGCCGCGGATCGTAGACCTTGACCCACTTGGCCACGGCCAGTTTCCGGGGCGGGCCCGAGGAATAGACGGTCGTGTTGTACTGCAGGCCCCAGAGATCCGCCGCCAGGCCCGAGAGCTTGTGCGCCGAGGTCCACTCCGCCGGGAGGCCGGAATGGTCGCCGGGGGTGTCCTTGCTCCCCGTCGAGGTCCAGCGCAGCCAGCTCGCCTCAGGTCGCGAGCCCAGCTGTTGACGGCGCCACATGCGGTTCTGGTAGTAGCCGCTCGCCCCTTCGCCCGCGTCCGTCCCGAAGGTGACCGGCGTTCCATTGACGAGGAAGGCCTCGTAACTGTCGATGGGCCCCGCCGCCGAGTAGACGGTCACGTAGTTCAGGTACTTGTTCTTGTCCCCGGCGGTCTGGGCGAAGACGAGGTTGCCCGCGGTTCCCGTCCGCCCCAGGGCGTAGGGAATGGGCCCGCGCGGATCGGCCTTGAAGTCGATCTGGGTTCCGAAGTCGCCGCCGACCTTGGGCCGCAGGGCCGAGGACAGGGCGGCGTTGAGCCCCGCCGTGATCGCCACCTCCGCCGCGACCTTGGCCACGGTCATCAGGGTGAAGGCCGTGTTTACCGGAACGCCGGCGGCGACGGCGGCGGTAAAGACCTTCACCGCCACCCATTTCGCGGTCGCGACTACGGCTGCGGCCACGGGTTCACCCTCCAGCAGGCGAGAATGTCTTCCGGGCCGGGCTCGAGAACCCCGCCAAGATTGTCGTGGGGGCTGAAGGCCAGCACCCGGCCATTGCCCAGGGCCACGCCCAGGGAGACGTCCCACCCCTCCGGGGCCGGCAGCCCCACCAGGTCGCCGACCAGGTGGAAGGCGTAGCCGATCCGGGGCAGGCCCTGGCCGTCCACGGCCTCGCCCAGGCCGGCGTATCCCAGACGCTTCAGGGCCCGGCGGGCCTTCAGGGGCGAATCCCAGGCCCCGGCCCGGTTCAGGTCGGTCGGGCGGCCGTGATGGTTCAGGACGGCGGCCGCCAGGCGGACGCAGTCGGCCCGGCCCCAGGCGAAGGGCTGGCCCAGGAAGGCGTCGAGGGCGGCCTGGGCCGCATCCCGGCGGGCGAGAAGGGGCGAGATCACAGGACAATCCCCGGAACCCCGGTCGGGCCCTGGCTCGCGCCCGTGCCCACCAGCACCGCCTTCGGCGCGTCCGCGCCCCAGACCGGCTGGTCGCGCACAAAGGAGATGAACTCCAGGCCCTTCTCCCCCGGCCAGATCGACTGGTGGAATCCGGTGTTCAGCCGCTCGCCCTCGTCCATCTCCAGGAAGCGGTCGAAGAACGAGATGACCGTGAGCTCCAGCTCGCGCTGGCCGTCATTGACCTTCTGGGTCGGGACGTCCGTCTCGCCGACGAAGACCAGGTCCGGATCGGCGATCACCTGGCCGGTCACCGCGTCCATGGCGCCGACCCAGAGGGCCACGGGCGAGCCCTGGGCCGTGGGGGCGGCCAGGGCCGCCATGGCCGCATTCGACGGCGGCAGCAGGGTCAGGGTCAGGTTCGGGGCCTGGTCGTCCAGGCCGTCGGAAAAGTCGCTCACCCCGCCCAGGACGCCGAAGGTCTCGTCGCGGCCGACAAAGGTCCGGCCGCCGAAGGTCGCCACCCCCGCCCCGTCCAGCAGGCGCACGGGGGTCGGGCCGGGCAGCAGGATCTCCACGGCGCCGAACAGGATCAGGGCCGGCTTGGCCAGCTCGGCCTGGAAGGCGGGCGTCAGGGACGACACTTTAAGCGTTCTCGCTCAGGGTGAAGGCCGTCGAGGTCCAGCGCAGCCGCTCCAGGCTCCACTCCACCGCGCCGGTCAGCAGGCCCTCGACAATCGGGGCCGAGAAGTTCAGGGCCGCGCCGTTCGGGGGCGTGGCGCGCAGCAGGGGGGCGACGTGCAGCTGCACCTGGCCCGCGCCGTTCGCCGTCACCTCCAGGGTCGTGACGTGCAGATAGCTGCGGCCCCCGGCGGTGAAGCTGAAGAACCGCCCCGCCGGGATGACCTGGCCGGCGGTCAGGCCGGAGATGTTCAGCCGGGCGCCGGCCTGGCCGGCCCCGTTCACCACGGGGGCGCCGCCGATCACCGACCAGATCTCCGCCTGGGGCCAGGCCAGGGTCAGGGTGTCGTTCTCCGCCCGGGCCTTCATGCGCGCGGCCAGGAAGCGGGCGGCGTCCTTCGGCTCCAGGGGCGGCAGGGTCACGTCCACGGCGAACCGGGCGCCCAGCCGCTGGATGGTCTGGACCGGGCCGCCGAGGATCGGCGTCAGCACCGACTGGAAGTCCACCAGCCGGGCCGAGACCTGGACCAGGTCCGGCAGGGTCGGAAGGGAAACGCTCATCGGCCCAGCCTGTTTCTCGCGCGGGTGTAGATCGACGTTTGCGCCTGGGCCGAGCCGCGGGCCGCGCCCTCGGCGGCCGCCCGGGCGCCGACCTCGTCGGCGTAGCTGCGGAAGCTGGCCATGAGCTCTTCGGTCACGACCGCGCCGGTGAAGTCGGCGTGGATCACGACCGGACCGGCCGAGGCGCGGGGCCGGATGTCGGCGATCCCGTGCGGGGTCACGGTCGACCCGCGCGGCAGGTTGACCAGCTCGGGACCGCGCTCGCCGACCATGGCCATCCCGCCCGGGGCGTAGTTGGTGCCCGTCGCGAAGCCGCCGGTGAGCAGGGAGGCGAAGGCCTTGACCCAGCCGCCGCCCGAGCTTCCCGCCGCTTCGGACAGGGCCGAGGCCAGGGACCGCGAGACCCCGTCCAGCAGGGCCCGCATCAGCTGGGCCTTCAGGTACTCGATCACGCCGGGCACGCCGCCGTAGAAGCCGGCCTCGAGACCGGAGCGGACGCCGTCGTAGAGGGACTGGTAGGTCGCGTCCCGCGCGGCCTGGAGCTGTTCGTCCAGGGTGGCCACGAAGTCGCCGGAGACATCCAGGGTCGGGCGCAGCTCGTTCGACCGCTTCTCGACGCCCTGCCAGTACTCCAGCGCCTGCAGGATCTCGAGGACCTCGGGGTCGAAGACCTCGACGGCCCGGATCGGCTGGGCGGCGCGGCCGGAGGCGCGGGACCTCGAGCTGCGGCTCTTTCTTGCGGACCTTGCTCCCGGGTCGAGGAGACTTTCCGGATCGTCGACGACCTTTGGCACAGGCGGCGCGGGCGCGGCGGACCTCCGGCCCAGCTCCGCGTCCAATTCCCGGGCCCGGGCCTGGCGCGAGGCGAGGATGGCCTCTTCCGATCCGGAGAGCTTTTGCCCCGCCAGCCGCTTCAGTTTCAGTCCGGTAACTTGTTCGTCGTTCCGGAGCTTCTGATCGACCAGCGTTTCCGTCCGCCTGTTCTCGATCTGTCGGAACTGATCGGCGATGTACCCCACGAACTCGGCGGCCCCCGCGAGGGCCTTCAAGAAGGGCAGAAGCGCGGGACCGAGGTCGAGCAGGGCGCTCTTGAGTTGAACGTCGATGACCTGGCTGAGGGTCTCGAACTCGTCCTTGACTTCCGCGCCGCGCTTGACCAGCTCCGCGTCCATCACGACCCCGGCGTCACGGGCCTTCTGCCTGAACTTCTCCATCTCCTCGAGCCCGCCCTGGATCAGCGGTTTCATGCTGCTGAGGCCCAGCAGGGAGATCAGGGCGTCGCGCCGGGGGTTGCTTTCGATTTCGGCCAGCTTGGCCGTCACCGCCTGCAGGGCCTCCTCCGTGGTGCGGAAGGAGTCGATCTGGGGCTGGGTAAAGCCCAGCAGCAGGAAGCCCCGTTGGGCCTTGGGCAGACCCTCCTGGGCCTTGCCCAGGGTGACGGAGAATTGCTCGAGAGCCTGGTCGGCGCCCTGCGCGTCGCCGCCGGCCAGGCGCAGGGCGAACCGGTATTCCTGAAGCGCGTCGGTCGTGACGTGCAGCCGGGTCGCCGTGTCGGCCAGCTCGTCGGCGAACTGGGCGGCGGCCAGGGCGCCCGCCAGGGCGGCGGTGAAGGCCCCGATCCCGGCGCCGGCCGCCAGGCCCGCCACGCCCAGGTTCTCCAGGGCCCCGCCGAAGACGCCCAGGCGGGAGGCCCCGGAGTCCAGGGCCTGCTGCCGGGCGGCGGTGAAGATGTTGTCCAGGCCGCGCCCGATGTTCGGGTTGCCCAGGGCGCTTTCCATCCGGCCGCCCGACTTCTCCATGTCGGCGGCGGCGGACCGCACCCGGGCCTCAGCCTTTTTCAGCGTCGTCTCGAGCGACTTGATGTTCGCGTCGATCGTCAGCAGCAGGGCGTGTTCGTCGCTTCTGGCCATGGGCCATCACCCCCTGGGGAACATGTCCCGGATCAGCTTTCGGGCGGGTCTCAGGATCCGCGCGCGCAGGCCGCGCTTGCGGGCGCGATAGGTCGGCCAGAAGAAGGGCTGGGCCTGGGCGCGGGTTCCGTCCGGCTTGTTGTGGCCGAACTCGACATAGCTGCCGTAGTACCGGCCCTTCTCATCCCGGGCCTTGACGATGATCCGCCAGGACGCCGGGCGGCCCTGGACGGGGTAGGCGGTGATGCTGTCGCGCAGCTCGCCGGGCCGCTTTTCGAAATCGGAGACGGGCGCCGCCCGCTTCAGGGCCGCGACCATGTCGTCGACCTCGACCTTCAGCTGATCCTCGACCGCCGCCTGGATCTGGGCGGGGAAGCTGTTCATCCGGGCGATCCGGCGCTCCAGGTTGGTCATCTTGGCCATCAGCTCACATCCCGCGCGACCGCCTGCCGCAGCTCGTCGGCGTTCGGGGCGGAGGGCCCCTTCGGCGGCAGGTTGGCCGCCTGCCAGCCCTTCCAGGCGGCGGCGAACTGGTAGGGCTCCCAGGTGTCGACGTCGGCGGGCGAGTAGCCCATGGCCCCGGCGGCCATGTAGATGTCCGTGAAGCGGGTCTTTCCGTTCGGCAGCGGCGGGCGCCCGTTCAGCTCGCCGCCTCGGCCTCCCCCGGGGCCGGCTCTTCCAGCTCGTCGGGCAGTCCGGTGATGGCCTGCAGGACGATGCCCAGGGCCAGGGGGGCGAAGACCAGCAAGGGCCCCTGTCCGGCCGCGACCGCCTCGTCAAAGACCTTCTTGACCAGGGCCCCGGCCTCGGTCGAGGGCCGGCCGCCGCCGATCAGGCCGTGCAGGATGGGGGCCCGGACATCGTCCAGTCGCAGACGGCCGAGGCCGCCGGCGGTGATGGCCTGCATCAGGCCGCCGGCCGTCTCCTTTCCCGCCAGGTCCACCAGGGCGACCAGGGGCGCAATCCGGGCGGCGATCTCGCCCAGGCCCGCGTCGCAGGCCTTCTCGACATCGCGCCACTCGCCGACCCGCAGCAGGAAGCCGTGTTCGTCCGTGCCGAACTGGTGACGGATCACGGATTGACGGCCCAGGTGAAGGTCCCGGCGGGCACCAGGGTCAGGGTGCACTCCTGATAGTCGCCGCGCTCGCCGGTGATGGCGAAGTCCTTCAGCAGGAGCTTGCCGGTCCCGGTCCAGCCGCCATTGGCCCCGGTCGTGTCCTGCCGGACCTTGGCGTTCTTCGGGGCCGCGGTGTTGAGCCACTGGATGTAGGCCAGGACGGAGGCCTTATCGACAATCCCCGCCCCGGTGATCGTGAAGTCCAGGGACCGCGCCTTGCGGACGATCTTGGCCGGCTGCGACGGCGCGTCGCAGTCCGGGACCTCGGTCTCGGTCATGTTCGTCACGAAGGTGATCCCGCGCGTGGTGTTGATCAGGCAGGGATGCGTGAAGACTTCCGTGGTGGCGCCGTCGCCGATCTGGATCAGCAGCTTCTCGCCTTCGATGATGCCGACATCGGCC